ACAACAGCAGTTGCTGTGGCTGATATGTCAGAGAAGGAACGCATCGAGAGAGCGCAACACCTCGAAACGATTCACCTACCAAAGAGCTGTCTCACACTGAGCAGAGACATAGCCAGAGGGAAGGTGAAGATGGGAAGACCAAGCGATTACACTCCGCAAACAGTCGAGTCGCTGCTTAGGTTTGTAGCTGCTGGATTGCCGATAGAGAGAGCATCAGCAGCGGCGAGGATCAATACGAATACGTTGTATGAGTGGAAGAAAACATTCCCTGACTTTAGCGAGGCTATCGCGCACGCAGAAAGTCAGTATGCAAACCTTTGCCACATCACAATCAACGAGCAGATCGTTGGGGGAGACGGGCATCTAGCTTTGAAGACCCTACAATCAAGGTTCTCGAAAGACTACAGCACCAGCAAGAAGGTTGAGATGCAGACGATGAGCTTCAACTCGACGATCAGTCCGGAGCAACTGATGGAGATGCAGCAACAGCGCAACAGTCTCGACACTTCTGAGTCTCAAGCAGACGCTTTCATTGATTTAGCTGAGGAACCAGAGCAGTTAGAAGAACAGAGTACACTTCCGAGTACACCTTTAAGCTCAGATTCTGCTGATGAATCCAGTTCAGATTCAAGTGACCCCACCGCCCCCACAGGAGGGGGGGAGGCCAGAACCGCCCCCCACCCCCCACTCGACCCTCGCATAGAGGCTCCCCCCAATTCCCTACTTTATTGCATCAGTTGCAGCGGTTGGGTTAGCTATGAAGAGGCGGAAATAGGAGGAGGCTGGGGGAATGAAGGTGGAGCTTGTTATAGTTTTGTTTGTGGGAAGTGTGGAACGTCTGGGATGAGTCCAGCGAGAGAGGGTGATTCTGATGATGATGAGGATTAGGAAGCCAATACCGGCTCACACGTTTCTCAACGTGTTTTTGTTTAGGGGTGGGGCATATATCGCTGAGGCTTTGGTTAAGGCGGACGAGGAGGATATTAGTCTGGTGATAGATCCGGCGGTTCCGGGTGATCTGGAGGATGAGTTAGAGGAGTTTCTGGTGGATTGGTTGAGGGAGGTTGTTGATTGCCACGTTGAGCTTAGAAAAACAGTTGTGTGAGTTATTTGGTGGGAAGGTCTTACCGGATTGGTATTTGAAGATGCCGAATGATTTTTATGAAAATTGGCCGAGGGAGGGATATGTGAAGGAAGTAACGGATCGGACTGATCGCCGGCAGTGGTGGCTGGAGATGGCAGCCTCGTTGCTGGTGCAACCTAGGCCGGACAAGGGGCTGTTGAGGGCGGCGATAGAATCGCAGAGGATAAGTAACCCGGATATGGCGGAGAAGTTAAAGGAGAGGATGAGGCTTTTGAGGTGAACCCGATGCTCGAAATGCAGTTGTGGGTGAAGTCTGATAATCCAGATTACCAGAAAGCTGTGGGAGAGCGATTGGAGGAGTTACGGATTAAGGGGGAGGAGGCGAAGCGGGAACGTAGGTTTGCATTTGGAGCGAAAAGAAGACCCCCCACCAATTACGCCGGCAAGATGTCGCTGAACAATTTCAAGAGGGATCTATTTGACGGTTTGGTTTCGTTGGTTCCGCAGGAGAAGGCTGAGGTTGTGCTTCGTGCTGAGCCCCCGAAGGAGACGGGGCATCTGTCGGATTCAGAGGTTTGGAACGGGTACGAGTGGGAGAGGGATTGATGACTTTTGAGCAAGCGAAACAGAAGGAGGCTAAAGCTGTGGCGGCTTATCTCCGGCACAAGGTGACTGATGGGAATTATTACAGTCACATTGGTAGCGGTGTGACGATGAGCCGGCTGGACGGGATGCTGTGCCGGGAGGGGGATTTGAGTTACGGAATAGAAATCAAGTGGAGACGGTTTAATTTGAACACCTTGATGACGCAGCACAGTGGGGCGATGTTGATGCCGGCAGACAAGTTGCTGGCTGGGCAAGCATTGGCTTATGCGTTTGGAGTCCCTACGCTGTTGCTGTATTTGTTGGAGGACTGCCTTCTGGTTCAGAAAGTGGTAGCCGGCAACGGGGACAAGGTGAACGTAATTAAAGAGATTTATGAGCTCAGCGACAGAACAATTGAAGGAGGCACAATCCAAAGGAAAAACTGCTACATCAAAGCCGAAGGGGCGGAAGAGATCCCTATCGGACTGTGACGCTTTTGCAGAGAAGGTTTTTGGCTTAAAGCTCTACAAGTGGCAGAAGGCTGTGCTGAAGAGCCTTAGTAAGCCGGGAACTAGGATTGCACTAAAGGCAGCCAACGGCAGCGGCAAGACGGCTATGTGTGCCGCCCCGGCAGCTTTGTGGCACGCTTTGATTTATCCCAACTCGGTTTGTGTCACGACCAGCGGAGTCTACCGGCAAGTCAAGGAACAGATGTGGCCGACGATAAGGAGCTTGGCGCGGAAGGTTGGAGGCTTGGGGATCCAGATCAACCAGACAGAACTGAGCACACCAAACGGCAGCCGAGTGATTGGGTTTAGTACGGACGATCCCGGTAGGTTTGAGGGGTGGCACGCCGATAATCTGCTGATGATAATTGATGAGGCCAAGACGGTGAAGGATGAGATCTTTATGGCCTTGGAGAGATGTCAGCCCAACAGGGTGCTGGTGATGAGTTCTCCCGGCGGTTGCAAGGGCCAGTTCTACAAATGTTTCTCCAAGGAGCAAGATCATTGGGAGCTGCACACTGTCACGGCTTACGATTGTGATCACATAGACAGCTCCCCCGGTGGCTGGGTGGATCAGCAGATAGACAAGTGGGGAGCTAGTCATCCGTTGATTGCCTCGATGATACGGGCGGAGTTTATGGAGGAGAGTGGGGAGAGCACCGTGATCCCTTGGGAGAGCTTGATGCACTGTCTGGAGAACCCCCCTAGGAAGGAGAAGGGAGAGATTGTAGCGGCCTGTGACTTTGCGGCTGGGGCGGATGAGAACGTGCTTTGCATTCGGGACGGCAACCGGATCACCAAGCTGCTGAGCTGGCGCGACAAGAACACTATGGCAGCCTGTGGCCGGTTTGCACTGGAGTTTGAAAGGGCCGGCTTAAAGCCTCAACAGATCTTCTGTGATGCCGGCGGCTTGGGGCTGCCGATGGCACAGCAACTGGAGGAGATGGGTTGGCCGCTGCATATGATCAATCTGGGAAGCAGAGCGCACGAACCGGATCGGTTTGCCAACAGGTCAGCAGAGATGTGGTTTACGACAGCCAGACAGATTGAGAAGGCGGATATTATTATACCGGACGATGAGATCCTGCACGCACAGCTTACCAACCGGAGAGTGACAACAACAAAAACCGGCAAGTTGAATCTGGAGAGCAAAGCGGAATGCAGAACCAGAGGATTTAGTAGCCCGGACAGAGCGGACGCGCTGGTTATGGCGGTGAGTTACAGCAGCCGGCATTTGTATGAGGAGGGGCCAAGATCCGCCACCTTGGAGGATATATTTAGTGAGGGCTTGCTCGAACTTTCCGGCGAGAATAACATACGCAACCAGATGGGGATCAGCTTGGAATGATTGGGATAATTAGAGCGATATTGGAGATCTTAAAGGCAGCTTTTAGTTATGCGAGAAAAGTCGAAAAAACTAACTTGGAGAAGGAGGCTGTTGATCGGCGTACTTCTAAGCGCAAGCGTCTCAGGCGTTGGATGCAGAACCCCAGTGAAGCTGGACAACACGAGGATACTGGTTAATGAGAACCCCCAAGGATTTAGTGATGCAGCCGGAAGCTCCCCCAGCGGCAAGAAGTTTGTAGAGGACGCTCTCGGCGTGATTATAGATCTGGAGTACGAGATCGAGAGAGGGGGGAGCAAGTGATCATTGGTATCTCCGGCAAGAAGAGGAGCGGTAAGGATACGATTTACAGATTGATTAAGGAGTTGCAGGGGATCCACCCCCTGCGAGCAGCCTTTGGTGATCAAATAAAGGAGGAGGTTGCAGATGTTACCGGGGTTGAGGTGGATCACATCGAGGAGCATAAGGAGCATTTCAGGCCGATGCTTCAGTGGTG